GAGGGAAAGTGCTAAAAAATTATATTGGTAATTAATAAAATGGGTGTTATCATACATCTTCAAAATAATGTAAATCATTATGCTTCAATTAATACTAACTCCATAGAGATACGTAAAATGAAAGAATATCCTCTTTTAGGTGCAAATGGTTTAGAGGGTGGTGATAAGATAGAAATTAGTGATGAGATAGTTACTTATTATATAGTATCAGGTGCGGTTAATGTATGGACTGACGAAACTAAATATAAAGAAAACGAAAAGGATGACATACAAGATGTTCGTATATCAGTTAAAACTGATACTATTCCAACAAATATTTATAGCACATTATACGAAAAATTTAAAACCGGGCTTGTATCTTATACAGATGATATTTAAATATTAACATATCTCAGGTTACCATGAGTGAAAACGATGATTGTGCATGGTGTGATAAACAAGAAAATCTTTTAAGGAAATGGGGGGAGAAGAGCGCGGGGTATCGATGGCTTCATAACCACGCTCGTATTTTATATAAATCACAAAACGATTGGTTGGCCTATCCCTCAATCGTTATAGCATCAATAACCGGTGTAGGAGGGTTTGCGGTCTTAAATCCCAGTGGAAATGATGGTGTGAGTAATGAAACTAAAAATCGTATAATGATTATACAATATTTCTTTGCCTTTCTCAATGTATTGGCAGGTATTCTTTCATCCATCAGTAAATTTAGTCAGAGTCTTCCTTTGTCTGAGGCACATTCATCAATGTGTATACAATGGTCTAAGTTTTACAGGACTATAGATATGGAGTTGTCTCTTGATGTGAAACATAGGGGTGATGTAGTTGAGTTTATAATGAAATGTAAGAAAGAGTATGACAGACTTTTGGATGAATCTCCAGATATTCCAGCGTGCTCTATAAAAGCATTTCTTATTCAATTTCCGGATAAAGAGAATAAGCCTGATGTGTGCAACGGATTGAGTATCATTGTAAACGATGACGCGGCATCTGTTACTGGATCTACACAAGCTGTTAAGAGATGGTTGGGTGCATTTTCGGGTATGAAATCAAAACGAACAAGTAAAGATGGTGGTTCACGAGATGAACTTCATAGAATGGAGAGTGTGTAATCAAAAAAATGATGTACTAATAGTAGAAGTAACATGAGATTATTTTTGATATTACTTTTACTAATAGTATTTGCTTATGTAACTACAACTACTCACGTTCACTTTATTCAGGCAGAGGATGTCAATGACAGTGGATTTCATGTGTTTGACGCATTTAATGATAGTGAGATTGGGTATATTTTGGGTTTAATTGACTCTAAAAAGTATGTAGAAGCTAAAAAGTTTATTCACAATCACCCAGGTGTTCTAAAAAAACTACAAACAATACTGGGTGAAGATTATGTATTCACAGACTATATTTTCTCTATAGAAAAGTCCAGTGTTTCAACGTGCCATCGCGACGAAAACGGAGATGTTATAAATCCAAAAATGAAACACCCTTCATATACAATTATATTCTTCTTAGAGGAGATGAAATCGTGTCTGGATGTCATTCCCAAATCCCACAAGGAAAGGAATAAAATTTACATAACTAAATCTATAAATAGTGTTGGTTGTGAACCTGGACAAGCTATCCTTTTTGATGCAAATCTTATTCACTCTGGTGCCATCAACGCGAAGAATGACAATAAAAGAATTCAAATGAAGGTTACCCACAAGGATGATTTAGAAAATATTGGCGAGTTTAATAAACAGTATTATCGCGTTGGTGATGCTTCCAAAAACACTTCTGATAAAAATACCTTATTTTACAGACGTATATCATGCTTTTTACCAGGTATGGCTGATGTAACAGCAAATGGTAATCATGTTCCTGAATTTGTGAAGAAGCTCTATAAGAAACTTGTCTATGGGGGTGAGAACAAATATGAACTCAAAGTTGTTAAACCTGAGGAGTAATTTTCTAAAGTATTGTAATGGACAACTGTTATTATTACAGAGACTACAAACTTCCAAAGGGTAACTTGGATCCTAGTGTAGACTGTACATATGTCCTCATCATGCATGACTCTCCGAGGGAACATCAGATATATCAGCACATCATGAAAGCCGAACTAACTTCTAAAATTGTTTTTCAATATAACTTTGGTTACAAGAAGTGTGGCAAAACATTACGCGAGAACAAACCAAGTATTGATTTAGAAAATGCCTACAAGACCGCGTTCAAACACGCACTTGATAGGGGATACAAGAGAATCCTGGTTTTAGAAGATGACTGTGAGTTTGATGAGCGTATCAGGGATCCAGAAATCGTTGAAGATTTGAACACGTTTTTCATAGAGAAAAATCCAGATGTATATAATTTTGGTAGTGCGACACCTTTACTTTCACCCACTGATGTAGTACTACATAGTAAACACCAACGTTTGATTTGGAATACCCACACACACGCAACTGTGTACAGTGAAAATTATATGAAAACCTCTAGTAATAGAAATTTTTTATTTGATGCATCTGACATGGAAACGAATAGATACTTTTCCAAGTTCACATATAAGTTTCCGTTAGCATACCAAAAATTTATGGCAACAGAAAATGCATTAGAAAGTTATCCATTTTTATACACACTAACTAAATCTATTATAATAGAACCAAGTGGTATTGATAAAAAAGTTCAACCTGGTTACGATAATATAAAAAAAGTTTCTAACTATCTAGCCATATTATCTTTTGCACTTTGTATTGTTATAATTATATTTTTAATCGGTAAAAAAATGTAAATGTAATGTAATGGACAGCTGTTACTATTACAGAGACTACCAACTTCCAAACGGTAATTTAGATCCTAGTGTAGACTGCACGTATGTCCTCATCATGCACAACTCTCCTAGGGAGCGCCAAATATATCAGCACATTACGAAAGCTGAGCCAACTTCTAAAATTGTTTTTCAATACAACTATGGTTACAAAAAGTGTGAAAAGTTTCTCCGTGAAAACAAACCGAACATTGATTTAGAAGATGCCGTTAAGACTATATTCAAACATGCACTTGAACGGGGTTACAAGAGAATTCTCGTTTTAGAAGATGATTGTGAGTTTGATGAACGAATTACAGATCCAGAAGTTTATCAGGATTTGAATATGTTTTTGATGAAAAACAACCCTTCTGTTTACAACTTTGGATCTATATTTCCAATTGTATCCCCGTATGATATCATAAGTAACAAGCGGCATCAATTAATATTATGTAACTTCACCGCGCATGCTACAATCTACAACGATAAGTATATGAAATATGCCATAGATCACGATTTCATGTTAGGACATGCAGATTTTGAAACAAATAGACACGTTTCTAAATATACCCATAATACACCTTTAGCATATCAAAAAGTTGAAAAAACTGAAAATGCAAGTAAAGGTTGGTGGTATATTTGGGATTTTATTGAAAATGTGATAGTTAAACCATCTGGTATAGATAAAAAGGTTCAACCTGGTTACGATAACATAAAAAAGAGTTTGGATTATATAAATATCATTTGTTTCGTGTCATGTACACTTCTCATAGTTTACTTAATTAAAAATAACAGCCATAAATAGATAAAATGAACGTCGGTGTTCTTACAGCTGGTGGAGTTTGTCCAGGTGTCAATAATATTATCCATACACTTACTCGACTTGAAAATGCTCAAAATAATCGTATGTTCGGTATATACGAGGGTTTTCGTGGTTTGAATCACAACATGAGAGTAGACTTGTCATCTCGTGATAAGATTGACCAGGGTGCGGGATCTATTTTGAGAGTTTCGTGTGACCAAGTTGATATAGAAAAAGCAATTGATAATATTAATGATCTTGACAGGCTTTATTGTATATGCGGAAATGAGTCTATGAAAAGTGCCAAAAATCTTGCATTGGATGAAAGAATTCATACAAATATTATTGGTATTGCTAAGACGATTTTCAACGACATCCCTGGTATTGATTCTATCGGATTTCAAACAGCTGTCCAGGAGTTTGCCAAATATATTGACCATGCATACGTGGAGGCTACAACAACTAATTCAATTGTATTTATTGAAGCTCCAGGACTATGTGTAACTGGTTTGGCTACACAAGCTACTTATGCGCGTTATTCTAAGGTTACAGACTTTATTACACCTGATGTAATAAATAAAATTAAGATGCATCAAATTAAGAATAACTATGAAGTGAATGGATACGCAACTGTAGTAGTTGCAGAGAACTGTGATTATAGAGACATATTGAAGTATTTAGAAGAGGTTGACGCGGATGTAAAGATTGTAGCACCAGGATTTTCAATTCGTGATGTTGAACCATGTGTTTATGATGTAATTCTTTCACATGAAATGGCGATTCAGGCGTTTAAACTCGCACAAACAGAATCTAATTTCATCAAAGGTGCGACAAATGTCGTACGTTTTGAGGATTTTCTTAATATAGTGTAGGTATGTTTAGAGCCATGTACAAAGATCCCAAGTTTATAGGGGCTCAAATAACACCACCAAACAATGTCACTGTAATAACAGAAGATGGAATTGAAAATTATACCGTAGAAAAGCA